TATCAACTCCTGCATTCCAAGTAATATAATCTTTATCAACTCCTACAAAGTAAGTCGGTGTGCCTAATACGTCATAAGTTTCACCAACATTAAAACGAAACTTTCTAGTTGCATTAGTGCATTTTTGCCAACCGTACAAATTAACGGGAATATAGTTAACCATTAATAGTTGAACATACGCTTGTAAATCCATTACTAATTTATTGTTAGGGTCTGGTTTTACTTTGATAGTATCAAACACATAAGAGCCTGTTACATCGGTTAAAACGATTGTGTAATAAAAGTTAGGCTGTATTGTTTGATTTGACGTTGCAACCACCCAATTCTCATTATAAGCAGGTGTTGGTGACGTTGGGCTTGATTGTATTGTTATTGCCATTTAATATCTGTTACTGTTATTGCTTTACCTATTAATTTTCCCATTTGTTCTGCTAACTCTGCCTTTCTTCCGTCCTCTGTTACTCTATCTATAAAAGGCTTTGGTTTAATTCCATTCTTACCTATTGCCCTTGCCACTATAAAAGCAAATTGTTTCGCTGCTTTTGGGAATGGTAACTCTTTAACTATTCGTTTAGTAAACCCTTTTTTTTGGTTATAATCAATAGTCATTTGGTAAAGTATCTTAGACGGATTTATTCCGTTTTTAGCTTGCCACTTTTCACCTAAAACTTTTGTTGGCGGTTGCTTACCTTTCTTTCTGCCATTCTCAATATAGTACCAATAGTCCTCATTAGGAGTTATTGATATAATCACTTTGTTAGGATAATATTTAACACCCCCAACAAATTCAATCCTTGAGGTTTGTAACCTTTCGCCACGTTTAGCACCATCCTTTAAGGCTTTATCTAATGAAGTCTTTAAATCATTAGCCCATTTAGCCCCAAAGTCATTTAGTAATTTATCTATTTCTTCGTTGACGTTCAATTTCTTCAGCTTCCATTTTATTCTTATCTTTAAGATAAGCTAGTTCATTTAATAATCTTATTACTCCCCACTCATGCACATCGTCCTCTGTTATTCTATTAGCTTGGGATACCTCTTTAACTATGTGAACCCATCCCCAAAAATCGACAAACCTTTCTCTCTCAGTTCTGTTTCTATCTCTTTGTTGATCGTCTTCATCGCTTCCACCCCCTCCAAATAATCCAAGGTATTTAGATTCCAATTCGCCAATACTTCTAAGCAAAAAAAAACACTTGGTTGCGCTATCGACATTGATGCGTTTAGAAACTTATCGGCTACCTCAGCGTGTTTGTTACCATCGTATTTGAATGATAGGTATTGAGCAGGCTCATAAGTCAAGGCACAAAGTTCGTGTAGTTTATTAGGGAAATAGTCGGGCTGCTCCATTAACGTTTTAATCGTAATGTAACGAGCCACGTTTATATCGTTTACCGAGCGTGATGCCTTGTAAAAGTTACCACCTTGCCATGTAATTAACTTAGGTTGTGGTTTATACTTAACTGACTTTAATAATCCGCAAGTAAAAGACTTAAAAGATACTTTAGGTTGGATGGGTTTAGTTAAGAATGAAAGACTTTTAACTAAGTACTTGTAATGCTTTAAATCTAAGTTTTCAACTTCGTCATAGGTTTTGCCGGTAAAGAATGATATAATACGTGACCAATCTATTTCGCCTTGCAGGTGAGGATAGATGGTTTGGTATTGTTCAATGGTTACTTTATTCCAATTAAAAGGTATTGTCATATACCTATTAAATACTAAAAAAGTTGATTTGTTTTAGGCAAATGAATAACGACCTGAACCTTTATTTATCTTATTAAGAGCTACATAACGAATAGCATCAATAGTGTGATTGTTAAAATCAACGGGTATATTTTTACCATCTATCCATTTATAGGACCTAAACTCTTTTATGGTATAAGTTGACGTTCGGGTTATGTTAATCTTAAATTGCTTTAAAGTGTCTATTGAATTACGGATTGAGTCTGCTCCTTTGTTAGCCCCTTGAATATTAAAACCTGCCCTTGTTAAGTCTTCAATACTTTTAGGCTCAGCACTATCAGCAACTATTGGCATGGCTCTTGTTACACCTAACCTTGTTAATTCGTTTGCAATATCGCTATTTGTTAATCCTGTGCGATATAACAGCTCGTCTATGTATATCTCACTATTGTATCTAAATACTTTTATAACCGTTGTAGGGTCATTAGTAAAGCCAAAGTCCATACCTATTCCAAGTAACTCAGCACCCAAAGGAATGTTATCTACAATATCAAAGTTTCTAAAGACTAAGCCCTCTATTTTCCCAGTCATGCCACGTGCATAAACCTTGAATAGTTCCATATCTTTAAAGCGTAAACCCTCTATTTTATCACGTATCTTTTGAGCAACGAATGGATTGTGCCTGTGGTCGGATATAAATAACTTTACGCCATCCGTACCTATTAAATTCTCATGCACCCAGAACTCAGCATTGGGATTGTAGTCGATATAAACTTGTTTACGGGTACGCATATACAATTCGTTAAATATATCGTATGTTATGCCCTGTGCTTCGTTTATGAATAGATAATCCCTTTTACCAGACTTTGCACCTTGGGCGGTCTCATAAGATTTAAACTCCATAACTGAGCCATTAGCAAATTGAAAGATACGGTCTGTTCTATTGTAGTCTGCTATCTTATGCCTAAGTTGTTCGCTATTGTTATAAATATCTAAGGCATCACGTAACGCCCCGGCTTTTAAGTTAGGGATTGATTCGCCAACAACTGTGATAACTATTGGCGATTGAATAGCTTTAGTGAATAGGACTTGTAAAATGGAATAGGTTTTTCCTGAGCTGCTCCCGCCTTGATTGACTAGTACATCTTCGGTGGCAAAGTAATTGGCTTCGTATAGGCATGAGGTTTTAAACACATTAATCTAAACTAATATCCTTTTCATTACTACTCAATGGTGAATCGCTTTTAATAATCTCAACTGTTGTATTGAGGTTTATGTTTTCGTTTTTAGACTCGACCTCTTGTTTAGGTTGCCCGTAAACTCTATTAAGTAAAATTTCCATTGAATATAACGTTCCCTTTTCAATGCCTCTTTTAATAGCGTTGGCAACTGTTTTTTCTAATACAGTAGAGTTATCATCTTTAAATACTTCTGCTAATTCTGTAATAGTCATAGCCATCATATTTTCAATGGTTTGAGTTATGTCTTGTTTATTGTAACCCATATCTTTTAATTGACAAACGAATTTACGAGGTCTTCCGTGTGGGTTTCCTGTTTGCCCCTTTGTATAGGGTATTAAGTTTTTGTGTCCGTCGCTACTTGGCATATTAGTCTAAGTTTTTAAATGCTTTTAATGGGTAAAATACTAAACTGTTTCTGTAACCGCCTTCGTGGGTTGGTACTATTGGTGTTACACCATGCAAGTTTCTCCATGCCGGATATACCAGCATTGAGTTATCGCAGCTATCCATTGTAGCGCCATAATCCGGAACTGTTGTATTCCCTCCTTTAGCGTTTCTTTTTTTTGCTATTATTACATTAACACAACCTTCTAAGTTTCCAGCATCCCTATGAAATGGTGCTGATATATTATAATTGGAGATTGAACTTGTAAATAATTCACTAAACCTATATTTTACAGATGCATTTTTTTGTATTATCTCTTTTTGCCTTTCGTATATATGAGGTGTTAATTCTTTTATTATCTGCTCGCTTTCTTTAGCTAATAGGTACATTGCCTTTATAAATGTTTGAGCAGATTTTACAGAGTGAACACTTGATACAGTTGCATAAGGTCTTCTCATGTGAGGTTTTGGAGGAACACCACCTAATATTGTACTATACTGTAATACTTCTTTTTCAGAGTTATGCAGTCCGCTTGACCTTTTCATTACTGACTTTGGTACATTTTTACTTCTCAACTCGGCATCCGCTAATTCAGCAAGTTTTTTAGCCTTTATGGAGTAAGTACCTATATCCTTAATATAAAACCCGATTGGCTCATTATTAAAATAAAACATTGAATCCTCTGTTATATTAGGCTCAATATGTCCGCAAACATCCCCTATTTGGACATTATGCTCTAGCTTAATTAAATCAATTCTTTTCATAACAAAATACATTAGTACAAGGTGCAACAAATCCGGGAGGAACAACTAAATCATAAAATCTCTTATCTATAAATTTCATTTCGTATCTTTGCATTAGTAGATTACAACATTCTCTAAATCTATTAAGGTTCTTGTCAATATCAAAACTCCATTCATAAACCATTTTTTTAAATACTTTCTTTGTATTTTCTAAAATTAACATTTCAGCACCTTCAATATCCATTTTACAACAATCGAAATTTTTAGCCTCAACATCAAAATTTAAGCATGGGACTTTCAATCCTTTATTATTCCATTTCTTTACAATTGAATTTCTCCAAACATTACCATTATTACCAATAAATAAAATAACTTCTTTCACTTCATTATGTACTAGAGCAGCCTGCTTTATAGTTGCTTTAAATCCATTAAGGTCTAAGTTCTTTTTAATCATTTCGCAGTTAAAAGGATCCGGCTCATAAACAGTAACATTAGCACCCATTGAACAAGCTAATAATGTGAAAGCACCAACATTACCGCCACAATCCATCCAAGTTTCATTTTGTTTAATTGTCATGCCTTTTTTTAAATAAACTTCTTTTCCTAAAACCTCATTAAAAGTTTTAAGTTCTGACATACCTTCTCTATGAAAAAATTTAATCCCTTTTATTTCCCCTTCGATTAGTTTCATATCTTTTCTTTTTCTTCTTTTAAATACTCCATAATCATTCCTCCTACATATGCCTTTTGGTCTCTCCAAAATTTAACAAGTTCATAAGCTTGGTCGTAATGTTCAGCCTCAAATTCTATTTGGATGGCTTTTTTAACACCATCTGTCATATCATTTAATTGTCCTGATACATCTTCATCATCTAAAATAGAATAATCAACCTCTGCAGCAAAATTAGGCAAATCTAAACCCCAACTTTCCAATTCCAAAGCATCCCAGTCGTTTAATAATTGCCAATCCCATTCGCCACCTGATAGGTTATCCTTAATCAAAAATTCCCTTTGTTTCTCCTCAGATAATCCACTTGCTTTAA